GGAGGCTACAGCCCGTGAAGGTGCCCAAACAATCCCTGTATATGTAAACCTGACAAATCCCCTACGACTAGAGGGCGGAGCTCTTGCGTTTACGATGGCAAATGTGTACAACGAATCTATGGATGCTATGCTTGTCGCCCGGCGAGAGGGTGGTCCTGCTTTGTTGGCTGACAAAGTACGGGCGGAAGTTAAAAGAATGAGTAAAATGGAGATGGGGGATGAAGCTGCCGAGGTGTATTTCAAGTTTATGAATTCTCTGGGGTATGACGGTATTGTTTATAGGCAAATGGTACAAGGTGAACATAAGAGCACCGTTGTTATTGCGTTTGACCCTGCGAATGTGAAATCACCTTTTAACCGTGGAACATGGGGGCTTGCTGAGCCACGGATGCTCCTCCAAAGTGATGAGACCTTTGATGCACAACAAACAGAGGAATATCTAAACAATCATTGGATTTCAAAATTATCAGACGAGGAACAAACGGCATTGGGGATAGAGTGGAACGGGAGAAGGGTGGAACAAGAGAGAGGCGAGAGGGGTGAATTGGGGGAAGATTGGATTCCAAGCTGGATTGAAGGAGTTAGTTCGGAAGAGCAACTAAGAATACAGGATATTGACAATTACTTTCTTCTAAAAACATTTCAAGCCAGACTGGAGTTTTTGAAAAGACTGAATGAGAATATAGCAAAAGTTGAGGATGAGCTAACGGAAAAAGCGCCTCCAAAACCTCCGGAAGTCTTAACACCCTCTTTGTTTAAAAAGACGCTTTCAGAAGTTCTAAGAAAGTTTAGACTTGGAACCTATAAGAAAAGACATAAAGCTATCTTTGAGGCTATGGCAACAGTAGTTGGTGGTAGAGAGGTATTACAACAGTTAATAGATAATGAGAAACTAGTTATAACTCTAGTAGTAAAGACAACAGAAGAAGGTTTAACACCTTTTCGACAGCCGAAAGATTACAAAGCATTCTTTGCTCCATTTTCCCTTGGACTCAAAGGGGGTACTATTCCCGGAATTGAGATGGGTATTGATACAAAACTAAAATTAAATGCTTATGCTGTAATAGCAGCTCATGAAGGTTACCATTTTATATGGGATACAAAGCATCGTAATAAGAGATTGCTACTACGAAAAATTTGGGCTGAGAAACTTTTAGATAAGTTTTCACAAACTGAAACTGGCAAAGCTTTAATGAAAAAATACTCAGATCATTTTGATTCTGCTGTAGAACAGGGTAGTACTATAAATCTTCCGATTCTGGAGTATCAATTGCTTCTTGATGAGCCCGCTTTCCAAAGCGGAAAAAGGCGTGGCCGTATTCGAGTAGCTTATTCTCGACAAGAAGCAGCATTAATAGATAAGGAAGTTTATTTATATCACGCGAAAAGACAATATCTTCTGTTGATAATAGACCTATTAAATGAAGCACACTCTGATAAGAAAGCTTTGAGAGATATACAAGAGGAAATGGGAAGGCCTTTAACTTGGAAGGAGGCTAAGAAGACTTTTGGTCTTAGGCCTAGAACAGAAGAGTTCACTAGTAGATTTATTCAAATAAGAGACCTTTCTACTACGGTATTTGGAGAAGACCTTTTTTCAGATAAGCAACTACTGACTGAGCTTGACTTTGAGGAGGCTCGGCGTCAGGGTGGGTTTGCCAAGCCTTTACGAAACTCTTTCGCATATCTTTTAATCTATATGAGGCGAATGGAAATAATTAAAAGAGCAGGTATTAAAATACCTAAAAAAGATTGGTCCGATTATGTTTTTTTAAAAAAGCTTCTTGTGAAAGCACCCGAATATATGATGAACTTCTCCACTCCCAAAGTCATGATGCAGTTAATGGAGAACCAAGGATTAACAATTGAACCCCTTACTCCTGAAATAGTAGATTTTATGGGAGAAACAAAAGAAAAGGGTTACTTTTATCATGGAACTACTGCTCATCCTGATAATCTCACCGATATCTTTAACACTTCTATAGGAGCTGGACTACATATAACTACCAATCCTTTTGTAGCTGGTAGATTTACAGAAGGAGATTATGGAAGAGTATACCTTCTATACGCAAGAGCAGAAAATCCTCTAAGAGTAAGAGATATAGATAATTTTAAATCTGTAGGAGGACTTGCTACCGCTATTGCAGATGCCTTGATCCCACATGGCACGACGGCATATGCGAATCTTCTGGCGATGCGTTCGGCTTTAAAGGAAGAAATTTTAACGAAGATAACGAAAGAATGGCACTATAGAATAGAGACTAAAAAATGGTCTAGAAGAAAATATATGAATAAAAGTTCACATGTAGACCCAAGGATTCTCGAACTAAGAACTGAGGTTATACAGGATATTATAAAAAGCTATGGTTATGATAGTCTTGTTTATTTAAACCGAGGAGAAATTCGTGATAGACGCACGGGGAAAGAACCAGAAAATCTATATAATAAAATGGCTAAATTAAGAGCTATGGAATTTGATAGAACTGGTGAATATTTCTCTGAGGGTCGTGATACTCGATACCTGCATTCTATTACTGATGACGAATTTCGAGCAGAATTTCCTGAAGCAACAGATAGTTATATAATTTTTAACCCTTCTCATGTTAAATCTGCTATAGCAAATAACGGAGACTTTGATTTAAATAAGTCTTCTATATTAATGCAGACCGCAGATCTGGAAACCCAACACCTAATTGATGAAGCCACAGCTTGGGCTTCTTGGGTCGAAGGATTAAGATCAATCTCTATAAATGCAAAGAAGTTTAAAAGGACTGAGGGAAAGCGATATACGGAAAGTTATCGTATTTGGGGTACAATGCCCGGCTTCTTTAGAGATATACGAAAGGGTCCCCATATAACTTTCAAACCTGCTTTGTTGGATCAAGAAGAACAAGGTACTTCTTTCGCGGATGTAATAAATCACAGAAATGAAGAGACTAATTATTATGATATAGATAAAGTTATAATGATGGCTGAATACGAGCATACTAGAGCTGTGGGTAGATTACAAGGTTGGCATAAAGTTGCTCGTCAAGATCTTTTAGAAGCTTTGGAAAACGATCTCATGGCTGGAGACGCTATAAACTATTTTGTAGCATTAGAGTTTATAACAAGAGTAGAGAAAGCCTTTAGACCTCTCTATAAAGAAGCTAAAGGAAGATATGGTTTCATAAGTCATCTTAAAGAAGATACAGGCGAACCAGTATTTCTAACAAATAAACATGACGTACAAGCTTTTACAGAAATAGTAAGAAGAGCTATAAAATCTAGACTTGATAAATATATTGCATCTGAGAGTGGACACAGAGATCTAAATAAATTAGAACCTATTCTGGGTATTTTGGGATACACAAGAGATAAAGATTTTGTTAGCTTAAGTATAGATCATGTTACTAGTATGATTATAAAACATATGGGTAAACTAACTCCTGAGGGTGAACAGATCAAGTGGTCTATAGAAGCTTTTGGTAATGGTGAAATTGATTGGGCTCCGGCTGTAGAAATAGGAGCGGGCTTAGTAGACTTACTCACAGGATCGCCTCTCGCTGTTCAAAGAGGAATAGAAAGTAATGTTCTCCATAATGAAGATATTCGAACAGAAGAACAAGATCCCGGCGGGGAATCTATTCGGCTTCGTCAAACTCGACGGGGTGAGAGTAATAGATCTGCCCCGATATCTTTGTTTCACTTGGCTAGTGTAGTTAACCAGTATCGTTTTATGAAGAGAATTAACTATCTTTTACAGCATGATGAATTTACTCCAGAACAAAGAGAAGCTGTCGAAGCATGGATAGAAAAAGTTAATAGCGAAGGTACACCTAATCCTCTGGGCTTTAGGGCTGGTTTTAGAGTTAGTCCTCACTATATGGGAGGATTCTTAGATCAAGTAATACCTTCCAAAGAAACACTAACGGAATGGGGTTTGACGTTTTTATTAGATTTACCAAACTTAGCCCATAGTGTAATTCATGATCAAATCTCTGTTTCTCAAAATAATCCTTTGCGGTTCAGAGGAGATTTAAAAAACTTTTCAGAGGATTTCTCACATGGGGATGATATTATATTACCTTTCCATTGGTGGGGTGAAGTTTTATCTTATGAACAAATGTCTCCTACGCTTGAAGGATTAAGCGAAGGTTTACTAGACTATGAAGCTGCTCGTTATAGGGAGTGGCGTGAAGCCAACCCAGACTTAAGTATTACTGATTTGTTCTCTGTACAAACACATGTTGACAGAACAGGTAGCGGTAGGTGGGAAATGAAAGCCCTGTCTTTGGCCGCCGATCCCGGAGCTATAGATGCTTTAGTTAGTGAACTTAAAGATACACATGGTACAAAAACAATATCAAAAGAAATAAAAAGAGATGGCTTATTTAATACTATCTTAACGCACCGAGGGTTTACTGAGAAAGATCTTTCAGATCATTATTTAGGTTTAGCTTTAGAGGTAGCACAACTTATTACTTCTCATAGAAACCACGAAATTGTAAAAGCCTTAGGACCTATGCTTACAGCTTTTGGACAACTCGATGGAATAACAACTGTAGAAGAATTAATAGAAAGAAGCGAAACAAACGATATCATTAAAACTTTACGGAAAGTTTTTAAAGTACCTGCAATGCGTTTTATATACGAAGGTACTATGAGAAACTTTAAAAAGGAGTTTATCCTAGCAAACAAAGGTAAGGCTAGAGAGGCTATATTGGAATTAGGAGAGCTGTTAGGTTATGATTTCTATGGGAAAAACCACGAAGAACTAGAAGCCTTAGCGACAATACTTTATAAGGTTGGCGTTAATAATATGTCTATAGCTTTACAAGAGGCTTCTTTAGGCACAAGAAAGAAACCAAGTCAAGTTTCAATTACCGAAAGAGGAACTGGAATAAGCCATGCTATGAGAACTGCGGTAATGAAATACCTCTCTTTGAATAGATCCACCGATGCTAATATAACATTAATTCCAGAACTTGCTGAAGGTTGGAAGGCTGTTATTAAAGCTAAGTCTCTAGAAGATCCAAAGTCTGGTACGGGCGTTGAGGCTATTGTGGTTAATGAAGAAACTGGAGCAGAACACCGAGTTTCTTTAGATATTACAGAAATTTCTGACAAGCCTCAAGAAGCTGACAAGAAGAATAGTCTTATCAAAGCCGACGAAGCCTTAAAACTTTTTGAAGCCGCTTTAAAGAAAGCAGCTATTTATGACTTTGGAGAAGACGTTGATTTTGAAGAAGCTATGGAAAAAACTAGAGAAAGGTATACAAATTGGAGTAAGATTCAGGCTTATCTAAAAGAACGAAGGAATCGATTCCTTACAATAGGAGAACTTAATGAACTTAAGGCCATGGCTTATCCCAGTACTCCCCAAACAGATATGGCTGTCTTTAGAGGTCTTAATATGTTAGGGGCCGCAACCTACCAAATAAATCTTGAAAGAGCACAGTTATTAGCTGATGCTATGGGGATTGCTGGTTTTGATGCCGAAATTCAGCTCGCTAGTATGATGAATAAGAATATGTATTTCCCTGTGGGATATTCAACTATGTCTGATAGAGGTTATCCAGGTTTACAAATTATGTCTACTCTTACAGGTATAGCTTTAGAAAGAGCTGCTGTAAGACCTTTAAGAATTAGGGATAACACAACCGGAAAGATGGTTGCCTTCCCTTATAAGAGTTTTGAAGAATTTATAAAGGCTAAACAAGAAGCCTTTGAAGCTACAGGAGGAGTCTGGGATAAAGCTAAACTTAGAGAGACCTTTAAAGAATTCTTAAGAGATGTAGAGAATGCTGAGGAATCTCTTGGTTTATATGATACCGCAGATAATCCTTTCCATAAATTATCTAGAGAAGATGCAAAGAAGAAAGTAGAGGATCTAATAACCTTACAGCAATTTATCTGGTGGGCTAGTTATGAAGCTCCTCCAGCTTCTGTATTCCCTGATTATACTACTGAAGTTTCTGATGAAGCCTTATTACAAGAGCTCCAAGAAGATTGGACCAGTCACTCAGAAAGAATGTATAAAGAATTACCTAGAGAAATGGAGATAGAGGTTAACGATGCTAGTGATCAAGAATTAAAATTAAAAGGTAAGGCATCATTGATACGTAGTAATGAAGCTAGTAAAAAGACAGGATACCCTATTCAACTATACCATAGAAGTGAGGTAGATGATAGTCGATATATAGACTCAAGTAATCCAAAGGGGTTTATGTCTACGCAACCTTTATATCAATCCTTACCTTTCCATGATAGAGGAATATTGGCTTTTCAGAGAAGAGCTTTACAGAATAAAGTAGACAGTCTGTTAGGACCAATTGCGGGTCTTCGAGAAGTTATAGCGCCAATTCCCGGCGTAGATAACTCTCTTGGGTGGGCTTCTCCTTGGAGCGAAAAAACACTACCCGCTCGTAGAACAACACTAGCCGAGTATCTACAGCTTTATGGTAAAAATGAAGAGGGAATGTTAGCAGGAACTATAGCAAGAGATTTAGATACTTGGGCTAGTCGTAGAGGTTTATTAAATGAATTACACGATAAACCTGAATTCTATCCTTATTACTTCTTGATTAGAGAAATTGAAAAAACCTATCAAAGATTTGTAAAGTATGCTAGATCAGAAATGTCTGAGGAAGAGTTGATATTTAGAAGATCTGAGTGGTTAACTGCTCTCCATAAATTAGACGAGGTATCACGTAATATTGTTGAGTATGAACACTCTGGTCTAACTTTAGATGGTAAGGCTAGTCTGTTGGCTTTGGTCCGACCTATCCATGATAAAGCTACTTGGAAAGAGATTCTAACAAGTACTGTTACCGAAGATCATGCAGAAGGTAAACTTCTTTCACCAACACTAATACACACAGAACTTAAAGCTCCTCTAATGCCAAGTGAAGGTACGCCTATATTTGAAACCGCGGAAGATAAAGCTTATTGGGATGAGCATATTGGTGAAGCTCATTGGAAAGATATAGTAAATGAATTAACTATAGGGTCTGGTATTATCCAAGCCCATGATTTTAATCGTTTCTTAATGGTTCCACTTTACCAGTCCTATATTAGTGAAGTCTTAAAAACATACAAAAGACCCGATGGTACTAAGCCTTATGCAGATTCTTCTATCTATAAAGATCCTAGAAAGTGGGAAGAAGCGGTAGAAAGACAAGATAGAAAAGAAATTATTAGACGGGCAAAAAATATAGCGAGAGGCTCAAAAGGTGTGTCGATAATGTTAGATATCTCGGTTGTAGAGTATGCCGATGAAAATAATCCAGATGGTCCTAATCTTGTCAAGCTTATGGTTGAAAGTGCCGTTGGTCAAACTGTACAAAAAGGAAAAACTAAAACAGAAGTCTCTTTTAATAGTAGACACGCATCAGCTGAAGTAGGCTTTGGTTTCTTAAGTAGAAGTCCTAGAATATATAAACTTATTGGTGGCAGGTTTAAGATCCATTTAACTCCCGAAGGTGCTCTTAAGTTATTTGGAATTACAGATAATATAAGACCTTTAGACGAGTTACAAAATGCTGCTATATCGAATAAAATCTTTGGGGTTAAGTTTGATCAAAACAATGAACCACTTAGGGCTAAGCCTTTACAAGACATAATTAGAGATGCTATTGGTTTTACTACTAGACATCAAATAGAAGAAGCAACTAGAATTAGCGATGCTTTAAACCTAATTGTTAGGCAATCACGGGCCGATAAATCTCAAGGTCCTCGTATGATTTCTCATAAACAAGTTACGATAGATCAATTTGGATTAGACGTAGTAGATCTTCACGCTTATAAGACAGGAGAAATAGCTCCTCCAGAAGGAAGAACACTTGCTTGGAGAGAAGCTGTTCTCTCACCAATTACAGAATTTCTTCATAGTATAGAAGAAGAAAATCTTTTTAATCCTTACTTCGATATTCATGCTGAGTTAACCTCTCTTATAAAAAGAGTAAGAGAAGATGTTGGCCCAAGTTATCAACATGCTTTAGGAATCTCTATTGCCCTATCCTCCTTAATGATTAATGGGGCTTCAAGAATTCCTTCTGATAGTATGATTATACCCTTCCTTGATCCTCAAATCTACAACACTAGAAGGATAGCCGACAGCGGTAAAGTCGATATTGATCCCCTTATCAATGAAGCACAGGCCTTATATAGAAAGCTTGTTATTTTCCAAGACTCAGATTCCTTTATTAAGACTTTACCAGTTTATCACGCTGCGAGAACTTTTGCTTTTGAAATGAGTCTAGATCCCGCTGCTGATATTGAAACTAGTACCGAAGAGGTGTTTATAAACTGGCTTAAGGAAAAAGGATTATATGAGTTTGATTTAGGTCAGCCAGCGAAAAGCAGTTTCCTTGAATTTGAGGCTGGTCGAGATACTGAACCAAAAATCTATTATAGCTATAATCAACATTTAGAAAATTATAAACCCGGCCTGTCTGATGAGGAAAAAAGAAGACAGCTTATCCTGTTGTCTTTAGATGCTGCTCTATCTCATCAAGAAACTGCTAACAATCTAAGGGTAGAGTTTGATCAGACTAATCTTGATTCGGAAGAATCAGAGTTAGATACACTTAAGAGTGTATTCTTAGGTAATGTATCTAAAGACCATGATACGGCTCTGAAATTTGCAGAGACTAGAGATAATATAACTAGACCACATTTAAGAAGAGTATTGAAAAAAATACAGGGTATGGAAGAAAGAGGAATAGTTAAAGGAAAAGAAACACGATTACTGAGACAACTAATCTTAAACGCTTATGCTATGAATCCTTTGATAGTTAGAGATCTCATGTTTGATTTAGAAGCCCATTCTATTAAATCTGGTAAAACTGAAGAAGGACAATACTATATTAGATTTGGAGAACGGTTAAAGAGAATAGGAAAGGATCCTCTAGATATTGTACAAATCTTTGCTCATGAGGTTTCTCATATTGCTAGGGCTAAATTTATCTCAAGCAATTCAGGAGAGTGGGATGCTTTTCAGGCTCTCTTGAGAGGACGAGGAAAAGGTCTTGTAAAGAAATTAGTAATGGCATGGCATGGTAATAGATGGAATTCGTCTGCCCAAGAAGAGTATAACAACTATGTAACCAAAGGTCCCGAAGAATTTATAGCAGCATTGGGACAGTTCTTCTTATTAAAAGATATGTTACCCACAATTAAAAATATGACTACAGAAGAAGCTAAGACTCTCCAAACAGCTTTGGGGTTTGTGGGCAGGATTATGTCTTTTGTCCGGAATGTATTCTCAGATCTAGATCATGTGTGGTCTCGATTCTTTGTTAGTAATGATGAAGTGAATATTTTAATGCATAGATTATTTGGACTAGATATAACAACACCAAACTATAGTCAAGTCTTAGATGTAGAAAATACTGGTCCCCTTACCTTTAATTGGATGAATAGATTTACTGATGATGATTGGCAACTATCTGAGGGACAACGAGGTACTATGGAAGAAATAGATGCTAGATTTGAAGATGCAGTTGATCATAGAAACATATTAGAAATGATGCAAGAAAAAGGTACTATTACCGATGAACAGCTACGTAAGTTAAATAGTCTTCGTAATATGACAGACAGACGTTTAGAAAGCGGGATTAGTATTTTTGAATTCTATGACCATCTTCCACATACTATGGCAAAGTTTGGTACCGATGTTAGTATGGGAGACCATACTTGGCAAGTATTAGACCTAGAAGCTGTATTAGATTCTTCTTTAGGAAACTCCACTGAAATACAACTAGATAGAATAGTTGCTTTCCAGTATGGTGTAAATCAAATGAGACATAAGTTTGGGAACCAAATTCAAGATAATGCTGGTGAATTTGCTATGCGTATGAGTAAAGCTTTAGGTAAACTGGGAAGATTTATGGGACTCGGTAGAAATAGAACAGTAGATGAAGACCCTATCAGAACCAGAGTACTTAGTGGTATCGCCGGGCATACTGGTAATGAGTATACTTGGGCAGCACCACATATTATTCCTATCTGGTTAACTACGCTTATTGATGAGCATATTACTAATACCAGAGGACATTATGATACTCTAGAAGGACTTCCTTCTTTAAGAAAATCTTTAGAAGAAGTAGTCAATGTCGAAAATGTCTTATTTAGATTACACGGTGTATTACAAAATGAGCTCCTTAGTCCACTCGCTTCTTTTATAAAAGGAGATAACACACCCGGTAAAAAAACCAGAGAGATTCTCAAGGAAGTAAGTGCTGCTTTTACTTTATTAGTAGAAAACGAAACAGAGACAGATCTAGGATTTTCTGAAGAAACAAAAATTAGATTGGCTAATCTTAGCCCTAAAAAAAGAGAACTCTTCTATTCTACAATAAAAGAAATGGCACAGGTTATGCGAAGTCTTATGGAAAATATTCAAAAGTCTCGCCAAGATTTAGGTGACTGGACAAGTGCAGCTGATTCTTTGATGGGTTACAAACTAAGTCAAGAGATTAAACAAGGGACTAATTCTTCTACTATGTTCGATGCTATGAATGAAGAAATACATAACAGGCTATTAGATAATACCCATGACTTTGTAGATCCCTTAACTTTATTTGCCATGAATGCTTTACCCCGTTTCGATACAACAGAAAACTTAACAGAAGATCTTTTCGGTCCAAAAGGATTGTATGGAAATAAAACAGAACCCTCATCTTTATACGTTCTTTTGATTTCACAATTAGCTAAAACTATGGATGAAACCTTTAGTTCTGAAGAAAAGGTATTAAACGCATCTCTTGATCCTGTAAAACAAACAAAGGTTGATGATTTTGTTAGAAAGTTTAAAACCTTATTTGAGGATGGAGTTTTAAAAGAAAAGTATCTCTCAGGTTTTAGAATTACTATACAGAAACTAATGAGAGATATGGCTTCTGGAGAAATCACTTGGTCAAATCTTAATATAGCACATGTGGATAAACTAAAATTTCAATACCATCATTATTTAAAAGAATCTGGTGGTAAAGATGCTACTCATGATATGAGGGTTGATAAGAGATTCCAATCGTTGTTCCTTAATAGAGATTCCTTGAGTTTCTTAGAACAGTCTAGAGGAGCTATAGCTTTTGAAATGCCACAGGGACGTATGCCTTTGTTAGAAGAAAGGTCTTTAACTACTGGGAAAATTTATAATGTAACCCAACTCCATACTCGAAACTTTATGAATCGTGCGTATATGGGACACTACTTACCTAATGATGCTTGGTGGATTCCAAAAGTTAGTCAAGCTATTAGAAATCCTATAATTAGAGAAAACCTTACACTACATCCTGTTGAAACTATTAGAAGTCTAAAGAAGGGTTTGGCAGATACTACACATGAGAGAATGATCCTTCAATACCACTTAGGGATGCGTGGAGACATAGGCCACTTACTTGCTTTGTTTAAGTACTTTAATCAGGTGGGAGATTTACATGATATGGCAGGAAATAAAGCTAGTGAGTCTGTTAGAAAAGCCATGACTAAAAGTGTAGAATTCTTAGAACAAAAATATGCATTCTTAAGAGGCTTCCAAGAAGAAGGAACATCCTATGGTACTATGGCTGACTGGGCTTTTGAGATGGCTCCTTCAGTTACTAAGATAGCCTTTGCAGGTAACTTGGGTATTGCTTCTCTTACCGTAGAACATATGATGAATACTTTTGTAACTATGATAGGAGAAAAGAAATTATTAAATGGATTTAGAACAATGTTTGCTCCTGTCTTTCATGGTTTATCCAGCGAAGAAACAAAATTAGTAGCAAGTGATATTGCTGATGCTGTAGAAGGAATGACACAAGGCTTCTTACCTGAGTATGAGCAAGCAGCAAGTGAAGCTGAAGCTGTATTTGGTCAGGATTTTACTAACAAGTGGGCTAGTCAAATGCTGAGATTTCCAAAACATGTTCTTAGGTCTTCCGCAACAGCTAGAATTATTACATTAAGAAAGGGTATCTACTCCCTTCTTCACAGTAATCCTGCTAAAATAAAAGTACTACTTGATCACATTGAAAAGAATCCATTAAAAGAGCCGGGTGATCTAGAAAGAGCCGTAAGAAAATCAAAGATTAGTTGGTGGAGTTATGGAAAAATATTAACGTATCTACAACGATCAGGTTTACTGCATCCTGATAGAACAGAAAACTTGGCTGTTGTTTTAGAACTTGGTAATGTGAAAGATAAGTTTTATACTATAGGTAAAGTTGTCTCACAACTGTCTGCTAGATTTGATGGTAAATCTGATTCTTATCGAAACTACATGTCAATCCTATCAGCTTTGCGACATGTGGAAAGACAATATTTAAATGAAGTAGTTGTCTCTCCTAATGCTTTTGATATCTATACAGGCTCTGATAGAAGATCACGAGCAGCAGAAATCTTTAGAAGATTCCCAGTATTATGGGCTTCTCAAATGATGATTAGAAGATCTAACAATATGCCATTGCTAGCTTATGGAACCTTTATGGTTTCTATGTTAACTCTAGATATGATCTATATGATGTCTTTACGTCTAGCAGCTGGAACTTCTTATGAAGATCTAATGAAAGAAATAGAAGACAAGGGCTTTGGAAAGTTTATGTTAACGTATGGAGCTAGATTACCTCTTTGGGGTAGGTATTATGGTTGGATTGCTGCTGCTGCTGTAGCCCTAAGTAGAGATAATAGAATCGAGGGAGGTTTTGTTCCTGCCGCAGCAATGGCTCAGATACTTCAAAATATGTACAAATTAGGTATGTCTCCGTGGACTGATGATTATACTCAACAAGATCTAATCAATGCTTCTAGAATTCTCCCCATATTAGGAGATACACTAGTAAGATTAAGTGTATATTCTGCTTGGGGAGATCAAATATCTAAGAAGAATCGAAGCAGACGAGGATATGGTAGTCCCTCTTCACAGTTCCAATATACATATACACATATGGGAGTACCTCCAGAATATGATTCAATGTCTTATGAAGCAGTAATGGGCGAGTGGTTTAATGAGATGGGACTAGAGCCAGATTTCCTAGCCTATGAGAATCAATTCAAGACATTACCGGGAACTAGATCTAATTGGGAGCAGATGGAACAGGAGACCCATATAGACCCTGAGAAGGCTGCGAGAAGAGACATGCCCTCCAGACCCTCCGAGATCCTTAGAAGGCCTGAGGCGGGCTCTCAGAGGCTTACAGTGGATCCTATTGAAGCTATCAAAGAAGAGCCGATTCTAGAGATACCAGAGGAGTTCAGATAAATCGACTAGGGGGTCACGAATTTACACGGGGCATAGGATAGGATAGCTTGTTTGCTATTCCCCCCGTACCCCCTTGTTGCTTAGCAACAGAAAGGAGATCCGCAATGGCGTATCTCAAGATGACACGAGATGAATACTCTCGTGTCCATGGTGTCTTTGCCGCAGCCGGTGGCAGGGATGTCAAGGGTGTGTCCGCTGAATTGGAGCGGGCCCACACGCATATCGTAACGCTGGGCGTGAGGCTAGACCTTACGCTCGTCGTTCAGCAGAAGCTTGCCCAAGAGGCAGGACTCCGCTGAAACCATGGGCTAAGCTACGGCCCTCAACGGTAGCATGAAGTCCCATTAGGGACAGAGAGGTTCTATTATGAACACCATGACCATAACCATTATGAGTCTGTGGGACGCATCAACACATGAGTATGATGTTATCACAGATGAGTGGGATCAGCATATTAAGCCAGAAGTTCTTCTGGAGAAAGTGTTCGTCCGACAACAGGATGACACTAAAGATGTGCCTAACATACCTTCGATGTGTGCAGGTGATATCGTTAGTGTTAGCACTATTCCGTATAGTGCGATGCTCGACGGTTTCATGGACAGAAAGAAAGTAGAAAGGAGTGCTCGGTTTCTTTGTACGGCAAACGGATGGAAGAGATTGACCCTTGAGCTCTTCTACCAGTGGACAACGTCTTCTTCGCTAGAACGAATGCTTCTAGCACGCAAATAGGCACAGCTGTCAGCCTTCAATGGCAGCACATTGTCCCTCGTCGGGACAGAAAGGGATATGATCATGAAGATCAAGATTCCCAACAAGACCGTGGCATCCCTCAAGGAAACCACGGACGCAGCCACGGAGCTGTGCTTCGAGGCTCACTCGGAGTACGTGGCTGATCTCTACAATCGTGGTAGAGAAGCAGATGAGTTCGTGACTCGTCTGAGGAAGGATGTCCTGTATACCACAGGGCTGACCTTTAGCGTGCCATTGGCACGTAAGACACACTCGTCCATCTTGGAGGCGTACCTCAAGTACAAGCCCAAGAAGGAGGGTGCATACCCGTTCTACACCTTGGAGCCAAGCGGCAAGTTGCCTATCGTGACTCGGAATCCGAGCATGGAGGTGGGGGCCGACTGGTCCCAATCCGTCAAGTACTTCGGTACGTGTGGGCATCTGGTCGATGGCCGGATGCTGGAAGCGGTGTCTATCCACCGCAATGCTCTGCTCCACAGTGGAGCAGATGATGCAACGGATGATGCCGAGAATTATCTGCCACTACACGTGTTGCAGATTCTGGCTAAGATGTATGGAGAGGAACAGGAATGCTTCGTCTCCTACCACCAACTCCAAGAGTCAGGGCGGATGATAGAAGAGCTCAGGGGTGGGGGCTCTGCTAACAACAAGATCTCACGAGCGGTGCTCCTGGATACAAACTTCGTGGTTTGTGATAAGGAGAACCTTGAGATCCTTGAGAACTGTATCCGAGCCAAGTACGGTGTCTCAAGCAAGATCAAGGACTGGGCATCACGAGTCCTTAATAAATACGATGTGTCAGATCACCACAAGTGCGAGGAAATCAATCTCGCCTGCTGTTGGAGAGACATCATCACCAAGGGTGGGTCTCATCACACGGTTGAGATCGATGCCCATACCAGTGGCATGGTTCACATGCTCATGCAAGTGGGACTGTGGATTCGACGAGACATCTGTGCTCGTACTAAGGGATGGGAGAAGCTCTATACTCGCATCGCTAGGATGATCAGGATGTCCTGCCCATGGGCTGGGCATCTACCCATGAGTGAGATCATGGCAATCGCTAAGAAGGTGATGTCACCTTCCATGTACGGTGGTGGGTCCACTGCCATCGTACCGCAGTTCTTCAAGAATGTTAAGCATGGAGATGGAAACTGGGTCTTCCCATCTCGCAGCTTGGTAGTTCCCGACTACTACCAGCCATTGTTCAATGAGACCATAAAGGTCTATGACAAGGGTGTTGGTCATCATGTAGATATCCTGTCGGATACTCAAGATGGGCTCACATGCTTCGACAAGGAAGTCACAAAGAAGTACTCCCAGTACTTCCGCAAGTGCTTCCCATTTGTGAAGGGTAGAGGTAAGGAAGATCCCGGACTGTTCGGAAAGTTCATCTCTCATGGTGAGGCCAATCCGAATGGATTGATGAAGCTTGCGGGTATGCAGGTACAAATCCATCCGTTCACAGAAGACAAGCTTCGTAAGGTAGGCGTAACAGCCTACGATGCAGAAGGTTACAGGCACAGCACTGGTGTCTATCCTCTGGTCGAGAGCAGCTACACTGACCTCATGGCGAAGCATACTCACCTACTGGACAGCTACCAGATGGCCTTGTTCGGATGCATGGCCGAAGAAGAGGGCGTGTGTGTACGTCCGATCCTCGATGCTGTCAAGGTTCCAGCCGGGAAACTCAAGTGGGCCTTAGAGGCAGCATCACAAACATTCCTGCATGTCCATGCCAAGCCTCGCTTCCCCGTAGGAACCGAAGGCTTCAAGGCATGGCAAGGCGAAGCCCCCAGCGTTTGGGGCTTCTGATATACCTCGTCGCTTAGCGACAGAAAGGATAGCACCATGGCTATCAAGACCATCATCGTTCCTACTCGTTCTTCACAGAAGTACTCCAATGCGTTGGAGTGTCACGCTGCCAGTCACCCCACCATGGGTGAGGGCAGGCTGTACTTCTACCTGTCCAAGGACAAGAAGAGTCGGGTTGCCCGCTTCTTCCCCAAGGACTGGGAGAATGGATGCTTGTATGTCCGAGCAACCGATGGCTTCCCTGTTGACAAGACAGTGAAAGAGATGGGTGAACACATGGGTCTTGACCATGTGTTGGGACAGATTAACATCCCGTCCAACTTCAGGATCTCCAGTACCTGTAAGTTCTACCTCATGGACAGCCCTGAGTTTGAGGATAACACCCTCACGTTCAGCCTTAGGTGGAACAAGATGACTAAGCAATTCACATGTCCCTTCGAGATGGATCCCACATGGGATGAGGAAGTACTGGGTACTGAATGCTTCGAAGCTATTCAGAGATTTGTCTGGCAGCAATGGCACGGCTGTGGACTGTATGGTGGCTGATGATTTGACCGGGGGGTTACTACCTTGGGCTACCGCCTGAGGTAGAAATTTTGACACCTCCTCCGGGGGGATTGATATAAATGACTATATACTTATATAGAGAACGGCATGTAGTTGCTAGTGTTACCTACTATATGTAGTGGGTCTATATAGTTGGAGTATATAGTAGAACCTAGGGTATAACTATAGTTAGATAGGTGTTTATAATTATATAAGGATTACTCCTATGTTCTATAGAATACCTTAAGGAGTACGTGGTATCTTATGAACTATGGCCCTAGGGGGCACGCTATGCCCCTACGGGCGGAGTGATTATCTTATTAGATAGTCCCATTACTAATAATGGTGATGGAATAGGAGACCTGACAATGGCAAAGCTGGTCATTATCATGCCCCCAACGGGTGCAAAGAAGGCTCGGACCGAGGAAACTTGGGAGCGAGACCACCAACTCATGCTCGATGCTGTAGGAACGCAGCACGAGTGGGGCCGCACGGCGGTCAAACGGCTAGTAAACGATGCTGAGACCCTCGGTATCGTGGTGGAGGTGAAGACACAGACCTAGGTCTGCTGTTTTCCCGACCACTATCACACCCTCGGTGTCCTTAGGGGCATCGAGGGTGTTTTTCTGTTGACGATGGGGTATGTCCGATACAGCGTGGCTACCCCCGTCCCTTAGTTACATCCGCCAAGGTGGGTGTACCTAAGGGGCGTAAGCCTGTCCTGAGCATGGAGTGTAAAAGTTGACTCCTTAAAGACCATTAAACTGCTCATCTCTCGCACTTGCCTAAGCAAGCAACCAACTGCCAGTAACTGTAATGGTTATGTGGGATTCCTGTTGATTCAACAGCGGCCCATCAATACTTGAGGTGATAAGTTCATTTGAACCCACACTCAAGGACCGACAGACATCCGATGTCAGAGAGATATGCGGTATACAAATCACAAGCTCTGTGTCATTGCGGTTCAGGGAATCCGAGTTAACAAAATTCCCCCGAAGTTCCGGCTACTGGCGTAGCGTGGAGTAGCAGAGACATCTCTCTCACCAAAGAGTAGGATCTGTTGCCCTTGATGGGGTGGTGCCCATCTAAAGGTCAAAATATAAGACCCCACGAGAGGTTCGATTCCTCTCTGGTCCTCCAATTCAGTAAATGCTACAACAAGCATTGCCCTGCTCCTCTGGGTTATGCGAGGACATGGCCCTGTTATGATAGCAGGGAGAGCACATGAATCTACAGCTCATCTTCGGGGGTGACATGGAAAGTCTCCGCAGATATGGCCGCATGTCGGCACCTGCGGACTACGAGGGTTCGAATCCCTCCACCTCCATTGTGCACTGTCGTGAACTGGCCCGACATTAAATAACTTGACCACCCTGAGCTTACCGGCAGAGGGGACAAATATATTGAGTGGTTATACTGGAGATACGGGTTCGAGTCCCGTCGTTGGATAGGCGAGCCTCTAATATGAGGAATATAACTCGACTTATTCTAACCGTGATGTATACAGCGATGGGGTGCTCACCCCCTATAGCTCAATTGGCTAGAGCACCAGTATATCCTCTCAATCCCTTCCATTGGATACATCCACCAACAATCGTAAGAAACTTCGATGGTGACATCAAAGCAGAAGTTGGGTGAGTCTTTATTAGACTCACGGGATGGATCCAATAACTCAGGAGATCTAACATGACAAAAGATGAAAAAGCAGACATTGCTCTCTTGTTCAAGACACTGAATGATGCTATGATACGCATCGAGCTACTTGAAGAGGAATGGAGAAGTGTTCTATTAGGAATGCTGGAGGTAACAAAGTGATATTCTGAGGCTACATTTAAACAGGAGAACTAGCATGTGTCCAGACAAGTTTCTTTTCATTCAAACCCTTGATACACCGGGAAACCACATCACTGTTGGAATGACCCAAACTAATGATGGTATATTCCTAAAGTGGATGGAAGATGTTGATGATGAGGTTGTTCAAGTACAAATCTGTGATTCAGATGCTAACGACATTCTCAACTCAATTAAACTCACACAACAAATGATTGACAAAGCAGCAAGACTAGGAGAACTATCATGTTAGGACTTGGTAAAGGCCACAACCACGGTACTTGGTACAAGGATTGGCGGTCTCACCCCGGAGAATTAGTCAAGAATACTGAAGTTTTCGTACCAGAAGACTTGACAGACCTCCAAAAATCAGGTAGTGTATACAAGCCCATAGAAGCATATGCACAACAATGGAAGCACGAGACCGACAAATCTGGAGTGATGACCAACGCCTACCCCATAGGCGAGCCTCAACGTTCAGACTTGCCACCTCTGTATATTCAGTGGAAGCAAGACTGGAAGAGACGATTCATCCCCTTCTGGATTGGCGGGAAATAGTGCAACACAGCAAGCAACATGATCCTGATAAACTAAAGCAAAGACTAGCCACTATCACGAATAATCTCGGCTGGTCTACTAAGAAAAAAGTAGAGTTTCTATTAAAATACGAAGAACTTCCAAACGAACTTTTCAAAAAGGCTATTATCCGCCTAGAAAGAAAAACCAATGGATGACCTAGATCTAATCCAATGTGAAGATTACTATGGTGAAGAGTTTCCAAATATTTGGGACTTAGCCTATGAACTCTTTTTTGACAACATGGAGATTCTAAAAAATGACAACAGGACCAAGGAAACTACAGGATCTAAAGAATCGTGAAGATGATTCCAAATCTCTTTGGAAACTCCCAAGCGGACAACACGTAATTGTATCTCGTATTCTTGCTTTCGATCACAAAGGCTGGGAAACTATGATCTTTAAATGTAACTCAACTGGAGAAGACTGGAAATCCAGTATATACGAAACCAGAAGATTTGAAACTCATTCTCAATCAATCAATAATCTCATGAAGGATGTTTACGTATGAATGGTACTAATCAACGCGACCTTGGTCGTTGGCATGCTTCCAAAGATCGTCAAGAAGATGCTCACTGGGATGATAAACCAGACAAATCAAAAGAAAGAGATGACTACTTTAAAGATGGAGACTATCTTCGAGACCTGAAATGGGATCAAGATCATTCTTAGGGAATAACATGGACTATAAAATCGTAGAAATCTTTTGGACAGATGCAGAAACTATAGGAGATACTGGCTGGATGCCGTTGACAGAAGGCGTTCAATCTGCTAAAGTACCACCACCGTTAATGCGTACTGTCGGATATGTATTAGTAGATCACGAAGATTTTATTTCCATTACAGACAGTTTAGGAGATCAAGAGTGTGGACACATAACCAAGATTCCTATTCACATGATTCAACGAAAGACTAATCTTTATGAAGAAGACACAATGGGGGATATGGATCGATGATATTGGCTGGCTTGAAGATAGCCACACAAAAGATCCTAAGACTGATACATATATCGCTAATCCATCACTATGGCCTACGCTTCGTGAAGCCACGAAAGAAGCTAAGGAACTTAACACCTTATGGAGAGGCCGTAAAGCATCTTATGAAGCAAAGGAATACAAACCATGATATTAAGACAGACTGTAATAGACACAGGTCACCCAATCGCAAGCAAGATAGAACTAATTGAACATGAAGATACTATAGGCAACCTTTCCTATGAACTACTTCGCCAAGACGTTGATGTCTCCTTTGATTCAACTCTTGCTGACTATATTCCTGCATACGATAAAGGTTTCTTCACTAGAAAAGGTCACCACATTCATTGGAGAGCAGAGTTAATTTCTGTACGCCGAACATTCAGTGGTTGGATAGCCACTTATGGTGTATGGGATCACGAACTCTGATTTAAATGGGACGTACTCATCGTAAAGAAAAGAAAGAGGATCGTCCTAAAAAACGTAAGTCTTATACTTCCAGAGACAAGGCTAAAAGAACCTTGGATGATTGGGAGAACAAAGACTGGGAAAATCTGTCAACTGATATAGGAGAGCAAAATGGCTCACGAAATGACGGAAAATGATTCTGCTGTATATTACAAAGAACGTGCTTGGCATGGTCTAGGTAATGTTATACCTGATTCCATGTCAATCATGGATGCATACGACAAGTCCGGCCTCAGCTGGGAAGTCACTAAGGTTGGAGGAATTACCGTTGGTAATACTTGGACCGAAGATTACAATGGTATTGTAAGAGACGATACCAAAGAAGTACTCGGAATCGTAAGTTCCAAGTACAAGGTAGTACAAAACCACGAGGTATTTGATCTGGCTCAATACTTTAGTTCTGTGGCTACCGTAGAATCTGCTGGATCAGTACAAGGTGGACGAAAGAACTACCTGTTACTTCATTCAGATTCATTTGATGCTAACACCAACGACACAATAGAGAGGTACATGGCTCTGTTCTGGGGTCATGACGGAACCTCCAGTCTTATCATTAAACCTACCTCTATCCGAGTAGTATGTAAGAATACAATGGATATGGCTTTGGCTCAAAAGGCTACAAGTTTGGTTATCAAGCATCACGGTAATATAGAAGAAAAGATGGATACCGCTAGGACCATCGTTTCTCAATATCGTGAGACTGGTATTCTCTTCCAACGTGAGGTTGAATACCTCGCAGGCAAGAACATCACTCACGAGGAACTAAGGAAATTCTTCTTCGAAGCATACTCCAGATTCTGGAATGAGTTCAATGTCGCTCCCATGAACAAGGAAGAGGACAAGTTATACGAAAGTGCTTGCCACACAATCCTTAACTGGGAGAACACATTCGAAGCTGAAACTGTAGACATTATTCCCAGCCCTTGGGTTGCAGTGAATGCAGTAACTAATTACATTCAGCACCGAGTTGCTAAGCATGGACGCCAAGCCTCTATAGATTCCAAGGCATTCAATAACTTGAATGGTATAAATGCTAAGAAGACAAAGAACATCATGCAGATGGCATTGTCTCACTTCTGATCCCCAAGGTCTCACTTGTCTCCCCTTCGGGGGAGCAGGTGGACCACTATCACGGAGGTACCAATGCTAGCCCAACTACTATATCCCATGCGAATGAGAATTATATTATTCATACCCTTAGTAATGTATTGTTGATGAACATCGTTATAGGCATACTTATAACTATTTCTTGTCTAAGCTTACTTAAAACGATTATGGAGTTAAGGAAACTAGATGAAAAAAGACGTTGATCAAAACTTTGGTGGATCTTTCAATGCCCACAAACATTGGAAAAAGTTACGTGAGAAGCATCGTAAAAAGGAAGCTCAAGAAGCAAGGGGTATATTTAGCCGAGCCCAACCAGAGACCTATCAACCCAACAACCAAACAATAGAAGGTTCTGAAAGAATAATATCAAAAGAATTGTATGATCTTAATTATGAGCTTGCTTTTGGTAGAATTACTAAAGAAGAATACGAACAAAGGAGATCAGAACTTGATTTGGGAGAGTGAAACTGAAGACGTTCAGTTAGACCGACGTAATGGTCAGATTATATACGAGCAGTCCATGCTGGAATATGGTCGGCACAAATACTGGAAGGACTACGAACGGGCTCCTGATGAAGGAATACCTGAGCAATGTCTTATTGATTCCTCTATCAAAGAACTAGAAAATAAATACCAAGAGTGGATTGATCGGGTATGTAGTGCTCCTAAAGTTCCTAGTTGGGTCTACCCCTTGATGGAATTAGGCTCACGTAAGATGGCTGATATAACTATACGTGCTGTCATACGTCATTGGTTTTCTCCCTCCTATTGGAATGGAAGTTACAACGAACATATACACACACCTCCAGTAGCTCAAAAGATAGCGTGTCAGATTGCAAATGATGTATCTGATATTATTGCCTACCAACAAGCCAAAGAAGCAAACTACACCGACTGGAAGAGACAATCTAAGTTCATTAAGAACTGGACTCTAAAGAGATGCCGAGCATTCTCCAAGAAAATGCAAACCAATGTCAAATTAAGTACTAGGGCCAAGCATTCTTTCGGACATCACATGCTAGAGATAGCCTGTAGTTCTAATATTATTGAGATGAGAAAAGAAAAGATAAAAACTAGATCAGGTAAGTTCCGTACTTGTAGTTTTGTTGAGTTCCATCCAGAGGTACTCAAAGAGTTACATAAGAGACACGATATTCTCCAGAATTCTACCTTAGTTTACAGACCAATGCTTATTCCTCCAATAGAACATACTCTCCTTGCTTCTGGAGGATACATAACAAGAAATCTCAGAAAACCTGTAGTACAACGATATCAAAACAATTACTTTGGAGACATGCCTAAGCAGCAGAAGTTCTCAGAGCCATCAGAACTTGTTTTACGAGGCCTGAATGGCATGCAAAAAACTGAATGGACTGTGGATAAAAAGGTATATGAGGTAATGAAGAATCTGTTTGAGAACAATACTCAAATAGGTAATCTTCCGCCTTATGGGTTTGATGAGTTCATGTATTCCGAAGACTACCCAAAAGGTGGACCCAAAGAAGAACAAGCCAAATGGCTACAGATTCGAGAAGAATGTTGGGGTAATTGGTACAAATCTGAACAAGCCAGAGGACGTATGTTAGTACGGCTTGCTTTAGCCGAAGACCTAATGAGATGGGATTACTTCTATCATGTATATACCTTAGACTTCCGGGGCCGGGCTTACACCACATGTGAATTACTATCACCACAATCCTCAGATTTTGATCGTGGATTGATTAAGTTTGCCGTCAGAAAAAAGCTAGATAAATTTGGTATCTATTGGCGTAAAGTTAATATTGCCAACTTATTTGATCAAGACAAAGGCACCTTTGATGAACGTGTTCAATGGGTAGAAGATAATCATGATATGCTACTTAGAATTGCTCAAGATCCTTATGAGAATAAAGAATGGGTTGATGATAGAAAGAAAAAGAATAAATCTTTTCGTAGACTTCAAGCAATCTTTGATTATGCTTTAGAAGATAACTGCTCCGACATATCAGTTCAACTTGACGGAAAGTGTAATGGGAATCAACATTGGAGCTCCATTATGAGAGATCCTGATATTGCAAAACTTACAAGTGTGTCACCCGATGACAGGCCACAAGATTTATATCAATTTGTAGCCGATGGGGTCACCAGTTATTGTAAGATGCATATTAATGAGAACCCTTGGTATGGACAGTTCCTAGACTATTGGAAAGATGGGATAAATAGGAACGTAACTAAACGATCTACTATGTGTGAGGCCTATGGGCTTACGTTCTATGGCATCCAAAAATACATACGCTTAGAGGGTCATGTAGATTGGGTACCGCGTGAGTCCCGAGGAGGAGCCATAGTCGAACTTGCTAGGGCAACTCAAGCAGCTCTAAATACAACCTTAAGTAGTAGTAATTCCGGAAAAGAATATCTTAAAGAAATATCTAATGTTGCTTCTGATCTTAATCAACATCTATGTTGGACTACACCCTCTGGCTTCAAAGTAGTACACTACTATACTGAAATTCAGACTCGTAGGTCTATAGCCAAGTTATTTAATAGCCGTGAACTACACTTCTTTGTGAAGACAGACATTCCAAATGCTAAAGCTGCAAAGCAAGCTATTTCACCTAATTATATTCACTCACTCGATGCTGCCCATATGTTTCTCGTACTAGCTGCTTTGCTTTCACAAGGTATAACAGATTTTTGTATGGTACATGATTCCTATGGATGTCATGCTAATGATGTCCCTTTAATGGCTAAGATTACCAGAGAAGAATTTGCAGGCATGCATCGCAATAATCAACTACAGTTCTTTAAAGAAGATATAGAAAAATCTTTGGGGGTAAACCTCCCTGATGTTCCAGCACAGGGAAACTTTAATGTAGACTCTGTGCTGGACTCACAATATTTCTTTGCATAATATGGAGGTGACATTTGAAAACTCAACTTGTGATTACAAACGAGGGAGACCTCGAACATAATGTAAAATACATAACTCAATTGGCATTAGAACCGGGAGATACTAAGTCTCTCACTATTAACTTTCCATCAGAGAATATGATGCATATCTTTATGGATAATTTATTCAAAACCTTTATTATAAACCGAGTACCAAGAGATAATAATTTAGATATTACCTTAAACATACCCGGAGATCCAAACGATGACGAAAGGATGGACTATGATTGATGAAGGTGATTATGTAGACATTGTTGATAAATTAAATGATGATGAATGGAATGAACTTTGGGACGATGAAGACGAGGCTATGTTTGATAACCTAAAGGAAGACTGTGATGGATAGTCTCGAAGGTGCTATTCTTGCAGATCATATTACCTCATTAGTAATAGAAGAGGTTCTAAAAGCCGAGGGAGAGGATGCTAAAACCCGACTAAATTGGGAACTAGAACAACTAAGTATTGATATAGATAAAGCAATAAGGAATTTCTCAGATGACTAGAGTATTAGTAATTGGTGATCTACATTTACCGGCTGAGCGTAAAGATTACCTAGACTTTTGTCTTTCCCTCAAAAGAAAATACAAAACAGAAGAAACAATATTTATTGGTGACATAATGGATCACCATGCAATTTCATTCCATAACAAACATCCTGAAGCTGTCGCAGCTCAACAGGAATATGGATTGGTAATGGAAAGTCTAAAAAATTGGCGCAAAAAATTTAGAGAGGCCAAAGTATGTATTGGAAATCACGATGAACGAGTTCACAGAATTGCTTCTGCCTCAGGCATTCCCAGCATGTACTTACAGGACTATAAAACAGTCTATGGTACACCGAATTGGGAGTGGAACTATGAATTTGAGGTTGACGGAATATACTATACGCATGGCACTGGTACGCAAGGCTTTCGTCCTGCAATGTCGATTGCAACTTCGAGAGGCCAAAGCACTGTATCAGGTCATGTCCACTCTATCGCAGCCATCCATACCATGAATGGCCCGACAGATCGTGTCTTATTTGGTTTTAATGTTCCTTGTGGGGTTGACAGACACCACAAAGTAATGTATTATGGACGTAACTTCTTAAAGAAGCCAGTGAACGGAGCTGGCGTAGTAATTAATGGGAAACCCTATATGGAGATAATGGATGGATAATGACTTAAAGATTGCAGATGCAGTCGAAGAAGAATCTGATGAGATGTTCATCAAGGTATCAGACCTTGAGAACTTTATGCAGCAGATTAGTTTTACCTTGATGTCAATTGTTAATGGCATCGATCAAACGATGAAAGAACTCAAAAGGAGTACACCTAGTGATGACAACAAAGATTGAGGCATTTACCACCGAAACCGTTGAGGTTCAGTGGGGCCACCTACATCAGCCCGATGAAAAGTTCGGTGCTGATTCAGCAAATCATAATATCAGTATCCTTGTAGACAAGGTTTTGCAAAAGAAGCTTGACCAACTCCTCAAGGAATCTGGTGCTACTAAGATCAACGGTATGCGTACCGACGATGATGGTCGAGTAATCCTTAAGGCCAAGTCAAAGACTCTGGTCAAGAAAGGTGAGAAAACCTTCCCCTGTCGGGATGCCTCGGCTGCAAAGACCGATGTCCTTCCCTTCGGAGGTGACACTGTTCGTCTGCGTCTGGCCCCTGCGGTCTTGGCTCGTGACGGTAGCATGTCCTTGTATCTTAATGGTTGTCAAATCATTGAGAAGAACAGCGACGATTTCGATACCACTGGTGGCTTTGAAGCTACCGCTGGCTATACAAATCCAATCGACACGGATCCAACCAACGTGGATGATCTACCCATCTGATGGAATGGGTTTTCCCAATCAGTCCCGTCGCAGCAAGTAGGCCTCGTGTCTCACGACACGGGGCTTACTATGCTGGCCCTTACAAGAAGTTCAGGGAGGAATGTTGGGACCTAGTGCCAATGGTACTGGGTCCCGACTTCCAACCCTTTGATCGTGGATTGTACGTTGATCTTGAACTATATGTTCGTAGACCAAAGACTACTAAACTTCATACACCAAAACCTGATATTGATAATTATCAAAAAGCTGTGTTTGATGTACTAAATGATAGACTATGGACTGACGATAGTTTAATCGAAGCAGTCTATGCTACTAAGCAATGGGCCTGTGAAGGCGAAGAAGGATACTTTGTAGTAGGAGTAAACTATGCAGGCGAGTATGACCTCTAACTTAATCCATCCCCCCTTACACAAAGAACTATTAAAGGTTCACGATCAATTAGCCCGCCGTAATAATCTAAGTACAGATCTTATTATGGCTTCGGCTTTGGTAGAAAAAGACTTTGGCTCTGCTTGCATTGCAGCCATCGCTACTTTGGGTGGACTGCATGCTCCTCTAGAACAAACCATGCATCTATTATTGATTGAGGATTCGGTACAGATAGCTGATAATATTATATCATCTGGTTTAAGAGTACCCGGCTGGGGTTCTAGTTTTGCTAAAGACCACAGTGATCCTTTGTTTGACATCTTAGACAGTAAAATATCTAGAATAGATAACGAATTATATTATAAGATTGTATCTATTACCGCCTTACTTTTAAACAAAACAAAGAAACCATTGTTCCCTAATGCTGCTTGTTATACAGCAGCCTGTTGTATTATAAATGATATTGATCCACGAGTTGCTTTAAAAACTTTGATCCAAGGAAGGATTGAGGCTTGGTCGGAAATATACTTACAGAACTATAGGTCCCGGCTCCCGTAGCTCAGTGGATAGAGCAACGGCCTTCTAAGCCGTGGGTCGCACGTTCGAATCGTGCCGGGAGTGTTAGGCTCCGTAGCCCAATCGGCAGAGGCAGTGGACTTAAAATCCATCAAGTGTGGGTTCGAGTCCCACCGGAGCTATGGGCTGGTAGCTCAGTGGTTAGAGCACACGACTCATAATCGTCTGGTCGTTGGTTCGAATCCAACCCAGCCTATTAAAATTAACTAAGGAAAACAAATGAACTCGAAGACTAAAAAAGAAGACTATACTCATAAAGAGTTGGTCAAGATAATTGAGAACTTTGCTTATGCCTGTAACTGGGATACAGCTGATTACGATATGGCTGAGCATCTAGGTGAGAAGTATTTCCCAATCTTTGTTGGAGATGATGATGAAAGTATTTAGAATTGAAGTTGATGTGACCAGTACCGCTTGGGAATCTGCTGAAGCTTTTGTCGAGGCAGAGAATTTAAAAGAGGCTATTAAGCTATTCAAAGATAACCCTTATGATTATGACTGGGATAACTGGAATACACACGATAGCGAGATGCAACACTGGGAAGTCGATGAAGAACAGTGTAATGAAGATGAGTACAAGACAGCACGACTGGAGAAAACAGATGTTGAATGAATTCGAAGATATTATACGAGATAAGATTATAAATACAAAGGCTTGGTATGTTCTGAAGTATGATCTTGTTGCAGAGGAACGCCATCTCGAAGAGGCCCTCGAAGCAGTGATCGATCAAGTGGTTGATAATGTATACTGTGATCTCGATACTATGATTGAGGATTACATGAATAAAATTGGTGGTATACAAGCCGCTGAACTAATGCGTGAGTATGTGATTGAAAGTAAGGAATCAGAAGAGGAGGATGATGATGGGTAGAGTTAAATCATTAATGTTACTTGAAGGTGGAGATGATATTGTATGGAAAAGGGGTGGACAAACCTACGAAGGTACTGTAGAATACCTTCAGACCGACTCTCATTCCGGAACAGGAGAATCTTATGTTGTCTCTAGGATGGACGGAGAAGTTCTAAAAGAGTACACCGTATACCCATCAGAGATAAGGTTTGATAAGTTGATTCAATTTCGCAGAAGCATGGACAGATTAGAAACCCTAATGTCTTCGGAGGATTTAAATGATTAAAAGATTTATGTTAGTTATGATGTCTTTGTTAGCTGGTTGTAGTACCACAAGTTGGTTTAAGACTGCCGTGCCAACAGACATGCCCGCTGCCATCAATAGTTCGTCAGGCTGTAGCCCCATGCTCGGCTGGCTTGGTGGCATATGTATTCTAGGTGGTATGGTTCTCCTAGTAATTACAAGAGGTTCCATGGGCTGGAGACCAGTCATTGGTGGCCTAATCTTTATTGGAATTAACTATGCATTATATATGTATGGTAATTGGTTCTTTCTACCCGTCGCTATTGCAACTGGTGCGATCAGTTTAGCATGGAGTGGTAAGATTGTTTGGAAGATCGTTAACGATAATGATCTCAAGCTTAAGGAGCTTAAGTTATGATGAGTTCAATTCTTGGTACTGTTTTCTTTAGCATCGTCATCTTTGTGGCTGGTGCATTTATTGGTCGCCCTCTCTTTGGTTGGGTAACCAAGTGGCTTCCTTGGAATAAGTGAGGATGTAAATGTCAAAGGTAATATCCAGAAGCAGGTGTCCCAAATGTGCCTTAGCTGGCAACGACACCGCTGGTGATAATCTTGCTATCTATGAAGATGGCGGTAAGTATTGTTTTGCTTGTAATTATGTACAAAAAGGATCTAATAATTTGAGTAATAAAACAGAAGAAGAAGCCTATGTTCCTCCTCCGAAGACAAAGAGTCCTAATGGTCTTAGGTTTCTTAAAGGAAACATTACAGCTATTCCAGAACGAAGAATCAATGAGGACACCTGTCGTAAGTATGGCTATGAAACCTTAGTCAGTAATGGCAAGCGTGTAGAGATTGCTTCGTTCTCTAGGGATGGAACAGTAGTAGGACAGAAACTACGGGGTCCTAACAAGACCTTCCAATGGAGAGGACAAACTATCAACACTCCTTTATGGGGTCAAGAATTATTCAAGGCCAAGGGTGGTCGTATGATCACAATTACTGAAGGTGAGATAGACTGCTTGTCTGTGTCCCAACTTCTGAATAACAGATGGCCTGTAGTTTCTTTACCTAATGGTGCCGCCGGTGCTGCCAGAGCAATCAAGGATAACCTTGAGTTTGTTTCTTCCTATGATGAGATCATCCTGATGTTTGATCAAGATCAATCTGGTCGTGATGCAGTTCAAGCAGTAGCCCAGCTATTACCTCCCGGTAAATGTAAAATAGCCAAGCTACCTTACAAGGATGCTAACGAATGCCTCGTGAAGGGTCAGGGGAAAGCTGTAGTAGCTGCTATCTGGGAAGCCCAGCACTACAGTCCAGATGAGATTGTTCATGTATCTCAGATCATTGCTGATCCAAACATGGAACACACTAGAGTATACCCCTTTCCGTTCGACAATTTGTCTGAGTTCTTACTTGGTCAGCGGAGTGGTGAAATTACTCTTTGGGCTAGCGGTACTGGGAGTGGGAAGTCTACTATCCTTCGTGAGCTCATGCATCACCACCTGATAGAGGGTCGTAGTGTAGGTGCGATCATGCTTGAAGAGTCTCCTCAAGAGACTGTTGATGATATGGTCTCTTTGATCTTGAGTAAACCTGTTAGAGCCATTCGAGCCAAGAAGCTTATGAATGAACTTAGAGAGAAGCTTGGTAAACCTAGTATTGAAGTTGATATAATTAATGATCTAACTGATGAGGAATATGCTGAAGCAAGGAGAATGCTTGAGACCACCAGTCTCTATGTGTACGATCATCTTGGTCATTCTGCTTTGGATAATCTTTGTGCAAGAATGGAATTCATGGCAGTATCCTTAGGAGTTGATGTCATCGTTCTTGATCACATCACTGCTGCTGCTGCTGGTTTATTGAATACTTCCTCGGACTATGATAATTCTAATTCCGAGAGACTGTTGATTGATAATATCATGAAGGAACTAAGAGCACTGGTCAGTAGAACAGGTGTTAGAATTGATGTGGTATCCCAACTCAAGAAGACAATTAAGTCTTACGAAGAAGGGGATCGTGTTACACTACAAGACCTTAGGGGCTCTGGTTCTTTAGCCTCTGTACCTAATGTTGTTGTTGCTCTTGAACGAGACAGGCAGAATCCAGATCCTGTGATTGCTAACACTACGACAGTTAGAGTTCTAAAGAACAGACTAACAGGTAGGGCTGGTGTTGCTACATGTTTATTCTATGATCGTTGTAGTGGTAGACTTAAGGAACTTGACTTTGCAATTGCTGACGATGGTAGAGTTATTACTGATCCAGAAACATGATTGTAGTATCAGGTATGCCCCGAAGTGGGTCAAGTCTAATGATGCAAACCCTAAAGCATCTTGGAGTTCCCCTTATTGGTGAAGACAGTTATAACTTTGAGGGTAATAGTTATCTCCACAGTCAAGATATTTCTGATGAAGATCAAGAAAGGATAACAAAACACAATCCTTGGGGTTATTATGATATTCCTTTTGAAGAACACCGTAACTATACACATAATCCCCATAACGGGGAGGCTATAAAAATTCTAGGCCCTGTGTTGATTTCCTTTATACCTAATGAAAACATAGAACGTGTGTTATTATGTGAGCGTAGAGATAAGGATGCCCAAGCAACAAGCTATGAAAATCTAGCAAAACTAGATGTAGAAGTTATGGATAAAGAGATCAGTGATGGACGCATGGATCCTTCGAGTGTGCGAGCAAGGTCTATAGAAATATACAGAACTATGAACTTCAAAGATTATAGGAGGTTAGTTAATTTTGGTCAACTATCTATCCAACGGTGGTGGCGAGACCGCAATATTAAGTTCATGACTTGTTTTTATGAGGACATGCTCGAAACTTCCGAGTTGAGTATCAGAGAAATACAAAATTTCTTAGGTCTACAAGGACCAAGAGATAAAGCGATAGAAAATATAAGGAAATAAAAGATGAGACTAGCTTTCGACATCGAGGCTAACGGCCTGAGCGAAGTCACAATCGAAAAGAAAGGTGTACCTACACCCGAAGGTGATGATATCTTTTGCTTGTGTATACAAGACGTAGACACAGGTGAAAAACATACATTCTTAAGAGACGAAATAGAAACAGGAGTTGAATTACTAAGGGAAGCTGACTTAATTATTGGTCATAGTATTATCATGTATGATATTCCCATGCTTGAAAGATACTATGGTCCTATTAAGACAAAAACATTCGATACTTTGATTGTATCTAGATTAATGTACCCCGATAGACAAGACCACCCACTTGGTTCCAACAGCCTCAAAGCTTGGGGTGAATATCTTAACTGCCCTAAGCAAGAGTTTCATGATTTCTCTGAACTATCAGAAAAGATGGTGGAATACTGCGTTCAAGATGTAGAAGTAACTACAAAAGTGTTTCATGAAGAGCAGGAATATTTCAAACGGTTCCCCAAGTCTGTAAAGTTGGAGCATAAAGTTGCTAGAATTATATCAGATCAAATCGTTAATGGTTTTGGGTTTGATATGACACGAGCTGAAGAATTCGAAGGCGATCTTCTTATGGAAAAAGTAGGTATCGAAGACGAGTTAGGACAGATCTTTCTTCCTTATATAGATGAGAGATATTCTGATAAGACTGGTAAACGATTAAAGGATAAGATTACAATATTTAATCCTAGTTCCCGCAAACAAATTGCCGAGAGATTACATACTAAGTATGGATGGAATCCTCCCAAGACTGAGAAGGGTAATCCTAAGTTAGATGAAGCCGTTCTTAAGAAGCTACCTTATTATGAGGCCAAGAAACTAGTAAAATACTTTACTATTACCAAGCTCCTCAGTCAAGTAGAAGACTGGATAAGCCGAGCTAATGTGTCTCGTGATGGAAGGGTACATGGTAGTGTCAACACTCAAGGTACCGTCACAGGACGCATGACAGCCTCTCAGCCCAACCTACAACAGGTTTCCAGTAACTCCAGAGCTAGGGCCTTATTCATACCACAGAAAAGTTGGGTTCAGGTAGGAATAGATGCCTCGGGTTTGGAAGCGAGGCTACTAGCTAGTCGTATGGCTAGATGGGATAAAGGAGACTTTGCTTATCAAGTTCTTAATGAAGATATCCATGAGGTTAATCAAAAGGCTGCTGGTCTGCCCGACAGAGACTCTGCGAAGACCTTCTTCTATGCCCTAATATACGGAGCAGGTGATTTTAAGATTGGTCAGATCGTAGGAGGTGGACCAAAGAAAGGTAGAATTATCAAACAACAATACCTAGATTCAATGCCAGCTCTTAAGCAATTACTTGCTAATGTAGAGTGGCAAGTACACCGCAAGAAAACAATTACATTATTAGATGGTCGAGAGGTACCCTGTAGAGCGGTACATAAAGCATTGAACGTACAGATACAAGGTGATGGTGCTATATTAATGAAGTTAGGTCAGGTCTTATTTAGCCGAAGCCTTAGACCGTTCAAGAATCAGGTTAAGTTTATGGCAACTGTTCATGATGAGTGGCAGTTGGAATGTGATCCCGTCATTTCTGATATCATAGGAACTCTAGGATGTCAGGCAATCAAGAAAGCAGGTAAAATACTTGGATGCCAAATTGAAATGGACGGAGAGTTTAGAGTTGGAAACAATTGGTCGGAGTGTCATTGATGAGTTACTTAAAGATTTATATTGCAGGTCCCATGAGGGGAATCAAAGATTTTAACCACAAAGAATTTAACAGAGCTGAAGAAAGTTTAAAGTCAAAGGGAATTTATCAAGTTATAAATCCCTGTACTTCTGACGTTGATTCAGGTTTAACAGATAAAGAATTAGAAACTTCTAAAGGACTGCGAATTGTTATGGCTAGAGACTTGACTGATGTCTGTTCTTGTGATAGCATATACATGTTGCACGGTTGGCAGAAATCCGAAGGGGCAAGAATTGAACACAATTTGGCTGTTATGTTAGATTTAATGATTATTTATCAATGAATCCGCAACTAATCGAAACCAATATTAAGGTTATCTTCTATGGTAAGTCTAACCGGAAGGATTGGAGAGCGAAAGTATATCGATTTCTATCCCGGCAACCGATGACACACTCTGTTGTTTGGTTCACGCAGCCAGATAAGGAATACGTGTACGTCATAAATCCAAATGGTGGGATGTATTTAGTAGAGAAATCTAAGTATGATTGGATATTAAAGCGACAGGGTATAACGATAGAAGAAACCGTAGTCGATCTTGGTTCAGCTCCTGTCAGTTTATATCAGCTCAGTTGTTTTTTAGATAGACCTGAGTTTCGTTTATCAAACACTATAGAGAACTCTTTCTGGTGGCTAGTCGGTCGATTCATTTCAAAAACTTATACACCAATGTCGTGTTCTTTAGCTACAAGCTACTTATTAAGAATGTGTGGATTCAAGGTTGATCTTCATATAGCCCCACATCTACTACACAAGGAGATCCGAGATGGAGTTAATAATCATTTCTGGACTAGCAAGGGTTGGCAAGACCACATTAGCTAATCTTTTGGCAAAGGAATCTTTTGAACTCGGTCTTGTTCCTAAGTTGTTGTCGTTTGCAGATCCTCTGAAGAAAGAGGCAGAAGAAAGAGGCTACTCAAAAGAAAAAGATAATGAAGAGTATCGAAAGTTTTGTCAAGAGTTTGGGGCTATGTTTCGTAAAGTAAATCCAAATCATTGGGTAGATTTATTCGAGATAGAACTCAATATAATTTTAAAAGAAGAGAAATTGGAGTTATATAAGAATAATCCTTATTGGGAAAGGTGTGTAATAGTAGATGATTGTAGATATCAGAACGAAGTCGGGCTCGGCTTGAAGAACAACGCTACTATGATTTTCTTATCTTCTGGAACTAGAGAATTGTCCGAGGCAAACGCTACTTGGAGAGAACACCACTCAGAAGAATTGGCTAGAGCTATTGAAGATGGAGATGAAGAGAAGATCCAATGGTATGATTGTCATTTATTAAATGATGGTGATGTAAAGGGCTTGTCAATAAAGGCAAGAGCCATGGCTCCTATTTGGTGTGGTATCCAAGCCAATGCTCTAACTACAAACCTAGAAGACCTCAGTAATTCGGGTTCATTAGAGGGAATGGATAACATGCTTAATGATTTAATTGACATCTTATTAAAGGAGTTTGAGGATGGAGAAGAAGATGATGATCCCGTGCCCGACGATGGCTGTGATTGATGGAGATATCATTGCATATAAAGTTGCCTTTAGAGCTGAGGTAGATGATCCCGCCTTTATTCCTCAAATGGTTGAAGAATATCTTGAAAGCTGGCTTCCAGATGAAGCAGAAGATTTTAGAATTGCTCTATCTTGTAGCCGTAAGGATAACTACAGGCGAAATATCTGGCCTCTCTATAAAATGAATAGAGATACTCAGGATACACCGGAATATTTAAAAGAAATTAAAGATTATATACAGGACATATACCCAATTGATTACGTCGATAGACTAGAGGCTGATGATTTACTAGGAATAGCAGCTTCCAGCGGCACTGGGATTGCCGTTACAATTGATAAAGATTTACGAGGGGTGTCAGGATGGCATTATAATCCTGATAAAGAAGAGAAGTCTGTATATATCAGCCCGGAAGAAGCAGAACTCTTTTTCTTAGTTCAGTGGATGACAGGAGATAGTACAGATAATATCCCCGGACTGTGGCGAATAGGCCCCAAACGTGCTCGATCTCTCATGAAAAAGTGGGAAGGTGAGGACATTTATCAGAATATTATTGATATGTATCACGAAGAGAAGTACATACCAAAGAAAACGTGTGATTTAGAAGGCGACGATCTTGCTTTTGCCATGGCAAGGTGCGTTAAGATACTAGAAAATGGTGATTATGATAGTTCCACGGACAAAATTAACCTTTGGGTCCCTAAAGTTGGAGTATAAAGAACAAATGGATAACTTTCAGCAGTTTATAGCAAAATCTAAGTACTGTCGTTGGGATGATGAGCTTGGTAGACGAGAAACTTGGGAAGAATGTGTCGATAGATACTATGATTATATTCTTTCTCGCTTCCCTGTCTTTTCTGGGTTCCCTGATATTGAAGATGCCCGTATGGCTACCAAAAATCTAGAGGTTTTCCCCAGTATGAGGGCATTGATGACCGCTGGACCTGCCGCAGATGTAGACGATACATGTATGTACAACTGCTCTTATGTGGCTGTGAATGACCCCAAGGTTTTCTCTGAAATTATGTATATCCTGTGCTGTGGTACGGGTGTGGGTTTTTCTTGTGAGTCTAAGTATATTGAGCAGTTACCTGTGGTTCCTGAAGAGATTGAACGAACACACGATGATGTTCTAGTTGTAGAGGATTCTCGCAAAGGCTGGGCTGAAGCCTATAGTAGTTTACTGAAGTATCTTTACCAAGGTATTCACCCTACTTGGGAGACTCATCTGATTCGACCTGCCGGTGCTAGACTCAAGACCTTTGGAGGAAGAGCCTCTGGTCCCGAGCCTCTAGAGAAACTATTTAGATATACAGTTAATAAGTTCATGGGAGCTCAAGGTAGACACCTTAAGCCCATTGAGGTTCATGATATTGTATGCATGATTGGGGAGATTGTTATTGCTGGGGCCGTTCGTAGGTCCGCATTGATTTCCTTATCCGATCTTTATGACAGAGACATGGCTACTGCTAAGTCTGGTCCTTGGTGGGAGACATCAGGACATAGAAGACTGAGCAATAACTCAGCAGTGTATACAACTAAGCCGGGAATGTCTGAATTTCTAGATGAGTGGGTTGCTATGTATACCTCTCGATCTGGAGAACGGGGCATCTGTAATCGTGAAGCTCTTGCTATGCTTGCTGAAAAAGCAAACAGAAAACCCTGTGATGATTGGGGAACCAATCCATGCAGTGAAATCATTCTTCGCCCAAGACAATTCTGTAATTTAACAGAGGTTGTTATTAGAGAAGATGATGATTATGAAAGCTTAAAGAAGAAGGTAAGATTGGCTACCATACTAGGTACAATTCAATCTGCCTGTACAAAGTTCCCTTATCTGGGAGAGGAATGGAAAACAAACTGTGAAGAAGAAAGATTGCTTGGTGTATCTTTTACAGGGATATATGACAGCAAGCTTATGTCTGGTCAACTTGGTATGCCCAAGCTTCGTTGGACTCTTAAGAAGCTTAAGGAATATACGCAAGATGTAAACCTACACTTCTCTGAGTTACTGAACATAAACCCAAGTGCTTCTATCACATGTTGTAAACCAAGTGGAACAACAAGCTGTGTTGCAGGCACAAGCTCCGGTATGCATCCAAGATATGCCAACCAATACTTGCGTCGAGTTAGGATTGATACCAAGGATCCTATTTGTCAGTTTATGATTGACAGTGGGATGCCACATGAGCCTTGTGTTTCTCAACCAGACAAAACCATGGTCTTTAGTTTTCCACTACAGTCTCCAAAGGGATGCATAACTCAAGATGAATTAGATCCTGTGACTCACCTTGAACTGTGGCTGGAATATCAAAAGACTTGGTGTGACCACAAGCCCAGTATTACTATATCTTATTCTGATATAAACTTCTTAGAGGTAGGTAGCTGGGTATGGAATAATTGGAAGTATGTAAGCGGGGTGTCCTTCCTGCCGAAGGATAATAATGTTTACGATCAGGCTCCCTTTGAAGCAATTACAGAAACTGAATATAATATATTGACTGAAAAGATGCCACAAGATATAATATGGTCAAAGCTTTCTTCTTATGAAAAAGAAGACTCGACTACTAATTCTCAAGAACTTGCATGCCATGGGGATGCTTGTGAAGTTGTTGATTTAACGGAGGTTTAAAATGAGCCAACATAGTTTACAAACAATTCAACGAAAGATTTCAATGAATGCTTCTGTTACTCCTGCTGAAATGTTATTATTAATGCGGGATGTAATATTAAAGTTGAAGCTTATAGAGGAGAAATTACGTGGACTGGAAGAGACTTCCCAAACTAGACGAACTTCTAGTACAGTATCTAAGAGAAAAATATCCTCCAGTAAAGTATCAAGAGACGATGACGAATGATGAGATGGTTCGTCTTTTGTCTATCCAACATGGTAGAGAAGAACTTATTCAGCACATTGAAAAAGTAATAACCAATCAAAGAAAAGGAGTATAGTTATGGGGTTTTTTAGTGATGTTGTTTCTTGGGTTGGCGAGACTTTCGGAATTAAAGAACTGGATTGGGAAGGACAAAAAGAAGAGGCTATAGAGTTGGCTAAAGAAGAATATCAAAAAGAAAGAGCTCGCTTAACAGCAGACCTCCAATCTGCTAGTTCTAAAGCAAGAATAAGAGCAGAGAGAGATCTCGCTATTCTAGATAAAGCACACAATAAGAAACTCCGTACTATGGTAACAGAGAGAGACCTTAAAACCTCACAAATGGATGCTGAATTTAAAGCAAAACAAAAGGATCTAGCTTCTCAAGCGGATCTAGCTTCTCAAACGAAAGTTGGAGACAAGGATTTTGACCGCAAAAAAATGTTAGGATTACGAGATCGAGCTATAAGAATGCCAACTGTTGGACCAAGACCGGGCCAAGGCACAGTAATTCCACGACCCAGTAGTACTTCTCCAAGATCTGGACAGGATATGGGAAGAAGACCGAGGTAATATAAAGGAGTTTAATTATGAGTTTTGGAGGAGGACCAACTATAGGTGGTGGTATGTCCGCAAGCGATCGAAAAGATTTACTATCCTATGAAAATACCTTAGCAGAAGAACGTGATATGAAAGCTAGAGAATTCCAAATGGAATCAGAACGCCGCCGTGAGTCTCAAGAACGAGAGATTCGAAAGCAAACAGAGCTTACAGAAAAACAACGGATCGCAGAACTTGAAGCAATGGAACAGGCTGGTATTGACGCTGCTCCTTCGGAATACGATGCCAATTTATTAGATCTAGAAAATCGAACATCATCTATGTGGGCAAGTCTAGGTCAGGGTACTAGTCCCGATCCAGTGCCTGACCCAACCACAGATAGGCCTAAGTAATAAATTATGTCAACTAATGCAGACAGATTCCGAATACTGGATTCTTTAAGGACTAGTAAACTAGAGAGATCTAGATTTTGCTCAAGCCTTACGATTCCTTCGGTTCTTCCACCGGAAGGTTGGAATGAACAATCCCAATTACCGCAGCCCTATAGTTCTATTTCGGCCCGTGGAGTAACTTCCATGGCTTCTCGAATGTTGTCTGCATTATTGCCTTTGAATGATGCTCCCTTCTTTAGGTTTGAGTTATCATCCGGCATACAACCAGAGATAGAAATAGACTCGTATCTTAGTAATCTTTCTTATCAAGTATATAATAAGATCTCTAGTGGTAATCTAAGGGAATCTATATATCAAATACTTCAGCATCTTATTGTTGTTGGGGATGTGATGGTGATCTTAGAGGACGATATGAATATTCGCTTGATCCGTATTGATAGGTTCGTGGTCCGAAGAAGTGTGAACGGAGATATCAATGAAATCATCTATAAAGAATACGAAACCGTAGACGATGATCAGAATGATCAGGATATTCTTTTCTCTTCATCTCTTGATGCCGATAGTAAACAAGGCTACAAGCCGCTGTATACACGGCTCACAAGGGATGAGGAAGATGTGTGGAAATCAGTAACTGAAGATACCGAGGGAGATGTCACGAACTCTGGTGAGTTTACTGTACCGAACTTTATTGTCCTTCGATGGGCCAGTATTGCTGGAGAGAACTATGGTCGAAGCCACTGCGAAGATATGATAGGTGATATTAAAGCCCTTGAGGGTTTCACGGAAGGTTTAATCAACGGCATTACTGCCTCGTCTATTTTCTGGATGGCCGTAGACCCAACGGGTATGGCTGAAGTAGATGATATTAACGGCACTCCAACAGGTGGTTGGGTCAGTGCTAGACCAAACGAGGTACATGTTGTTTCTCCAGCAACTACTATGAATCCCCAGATCAATCATACCCAGAATGGTGTGAATCTTCTTAGGCAGGAAATTGGTAGAGCCTTCTTGCTTGACTCTGCCAGTATTCCCCAAGGAGAACGAGTGACGGCGACGGCTGTCCGTATGATTGGTCAAGAACTTGAGCATGTTCTCGGCGGTGCTTTCTCAGCAATCGCTAGAGATCTTATGCGACCATTGGTTGCTCGTGTTGTATTCCTTATGACTACCAATGGAGAGGTAGATGAACGGCTCGAAGAAATGTTTTCTAAAGAAGGCTTATTAAATGTTGATATTATAACAGGTCTCCAAGCACTTAGTAGAGATTCTGATCTTCATAAACTTATGCAAATGGGTGAGATGATACGAAACCTTCCTGAAGCAGCAGCCATGATGTTCCGATGGGATCAGTATGGTAAGGCTCTGATTACTTCATTGGGCTTTAATTCTGAACTCTGGATTAAGTCAGAAGAACAAGTACGGGAAGAACAAATGAAGCTCGCCCAAGCTCAAGGGCAAGTACAAAGTGCTCAGCAAAATGAGCTTATGATAAATCAAGCTGTAACCGGGGCTGTGGCTCAAGCAGCACAACAGGATATTTCTGAAACTGGTGGAGCAGGAATCCAACAAGTTATGCAACAAATGCAAGGAGTACAGTAAATGACAACCGATCCTCAGGCTTTAAACTTAACAGCGTCTACTACTACGTATAATGGAAAGAAAGTCGTAGTTAGTAATCAAAGTGCAGTACTTTCTTTATCTGCCAATGCATTAGTTACAGCTGCGGTTTCTTCGCAGTTAGTTCCTATTACTTTAGCTGGAGTTAATATCTCTGATGCTTATACTAATGGAGCTGCTGCGGTTGCTGCTACTACTACACTTACATTTGATGATGATATTGAAACCACAAGTTTGTCAACTGACCCCTATGTACAATTTACTGATGCTGGAGGACAGACAAGGACTTACTTTGGAGTGAGTACACTTGGAGTCTCCGGCTCAGCTACCTTTACATTTGATAAGGCTGCTGTTCTGGATTCTACTATTACACTTATTTCCTATATGGACGGTGTAACTACTACGGTAATCTTCAAGGCTGCTGCTAGGGGGACAACGAATGGTTCCAAATCAGGTGAGTATACTTTGTTTGCCATAGACGATGCCACTTCAACTGGTGAGCCTGCCTCTGCTATCGATTCTGCCGCAAACTTAGTGGCTGCTATTAATTCAGCTAATGGTTTGCCGGACCTAGAAGCTTATGCTAATCGGGTATCAGATACTGACGAAACAACGGCCAATGGTAAGGTTTATTTAAAGGGACGGGATGCTGATGACGGTACTAATACGGCAATTACACTTTCAGTAGCTACTGCTGCTACAGGTACTGTAACTATTACAGACTTCACCAAACTAAATACTGGAGATAAGATAAACCTGATTGCTACAGACACCACTAACTATGATTTTGTTAATGGCGATCAAAGTTCGGTGGCGGGAACGTGGGAATCCACAAGCTCCAACGCTGTCACAGCTACTAATTTGATGAACGTCATTAATACTTCATCGGGTCCATCGGGAACAAGGTTCACTGCTTCTGCTGCGGTATCAGAAGTACAAGCGGTAGGAACAGTAACTATTACAGCCTTTACCGAACTCAATGCGGGTGATAAGGTAAACCTAATTGCTACTGATGGCACTAACTACGATTTTGTTAATGGTGATCAAAGTTCAGTCGCCGGTACATGGGAATCCACAACATCTAATGATGCCACAGCTACTAATTTAATGAATGTTATCAACACCTCATCAGGTCCAGCTGGAACTAGATTTACTGCTACGGTAGATGGGGCTGTGGTAACTGTTACTCAGGCTACGTCTGGTGCAGATGGTAATACTACAGTTACTCTAACAGACAGCGGAACTGCTGGCATGACCAAGGCAAATTTCACTGGTGGCGTAGACACAGGGGTAGTAACTATTACTCAGGCCACGGTTGGTGCAGCTGGTAATACCACAATTACTCTAACAGACCCGCTTGATGGGATGTCAAAAACAGATTTCACTGGTGGTGGTGCCTTTACAGATTCTACCAGTGTTAATCCTCCCGCCGCTTTTACGGGTGGTGTTGATGAGACTGTAGATATTACTAAGAACAAGTGGTCTCGTAAAGGTAGTGCAGAGAATGCTGCTGAATCCCTGAAGGATGCTATTAACGAGACAAGTTCAGGCCATGGTTATACTGATGGCTTGACAGCAACTCGGAGTGGGGCTGTCCTAACGATTACCCAAGATGTTGCAGGAGCTACGGGGAATACTGATGTTACTTATAACAAGGAGTTTCAAGAGATTTGTTCTATTCTTCCGCGAGATTTTACAGGTGGTGTAGCGGCATCTACTCCTAAGCTTGGGATTCAATACTCTACTAATGGTACTGATTGGACTTCTGCGGTTGAGATAGCTTCTGATGTAGCTGCAAATGTAACAGGAATTAAATTATTTACTTTACCCGAGGCGGTGACTTCTTATCCAGCATACAGGCTAATATTTAATTCTGATTTAGCAACAGCTGGGACCACTGGCAGACTTACCTTTGTCGGGGCCTATTGAGGTGTCTTCTCCTAATGGGTGGAACGAATACAAGGTACATATTGTTCACGAATTAGAAAGAACTAATAAGGAACTTACTTTCATAGATCGTAGACTTGCAAAAATAGAAAAGAAGCTGACAATACTAGATACGAAAATATATGTCGCTTCTTTCTTCTTCAGTGTTGTATTTGCAGGGGTATTTAATTTGATTTTAAGGAAGTTTTAAAATGGGAATAGAAACTCCTTTGCGTAAGCTAGAAATTATTGGTAATACTACAACTAGTATTTTAAAAGCTAATCACTCTAATCTTATTTCAAAAGGTTCGAGAGAGTATGTCCTTTCTATTAGAGCAGAGCTACTCAATGTTCGAAGCTTTAAGATTCCTGAGGATTGGGACACAGACTGGAATATAAGACTTGGTCCTATTTGGACTCCAGCAGAGTTAGGTTCTACTAATCTTGTGTGCTGGCTGAGTCCAGAATACTACCATCCTCTAAGTACTGATGATGGTATAATTGCTCAAGCTGAAGACCGATCTGGCAATGGAGTTACTTGGGAAAATACCAATTCTGATGATTCTTGCCCTGAGTTTACTTCGGCGTTAAATGAATTTAAAGGTATGGGGTTTAATGGATCTCAGTATATATATTCTTTGGATGAGTCTGGAGACGGTGAGTTAGATCCCGGTACAGGAGACTTTTCTATAACTATGATAGCAGAGTTTGGTGGAATTAGTACTGCTGAGAAATATGTATTAGCTTCCGATGTTAGTAGAGGTTTTGCTTTAAGTGTTAAAGAAGTTTCTGGAACTGATAAATATAAAGTTTACTTTGATGGTTCGGCTACAGAAGCTGCGTTTTCGGTTGATCATACAGTTCCAATAATACTAACTGTAGGCAGGTCTGGAGGTGATCAGTTTCTTAAGTTTGCTAATATTTCTATAAACGATACAGCAATTACTGGAACTGAAAATATGGATATTGATAATACTCAGCAATTCTTTATCGGCGGAAGAGAAGGTGTGGCCGATAGATCAGGACAGAATACATTTACTGGAAATATCTATGAAATTATGTTTTACAATGGTACTTTAAGTACTGATGATATTAAAAACTTGGAAGGGTATCTAGCACATAAATATGCTCAGACATCCTTCCTATATTCAGAACATCCTTATAAAACTAACCCACCAAGAGCAGGAGTCCCTGCATAAGGAGAGTATTATGGCAAAGAAAAAGGAAAAGAAAAGTAAAACCAAGAGAGCCCCTGCTCGGAAGTTTACTCCCATGGGAGCTAGTAAGGTTAAAGGAAGAAAGAGTATAAGAAGTGCTCGTGTACCCACTGCAAAAACTGTGTCATTTACGGCTGCCGGTGGTGGCGGCGGACGTTAACAATAAGGAGTATATGATTTATGTCTAACGAACAAGTTGAACAATCCTCTGACGGGACTCAGCTTAATATAGAACCTACCCAGCCCCAAAGTGCTTCGGCTACTTTCCCGACTGGTAAGGTAGAAGATGCTCAGTATGAAGCAGAACAAAGAGCTTTTAAAACATATGTTGATAATACTGGACAACCTATTCCTGAGAATTTTAAGGATGCTGAGGGTTGGTTCTCTAGTCTTAAGGAAGCTCAGGCTAATTACACAAGAGGCCAACAAGAAATTGCTTCGCTAAGAGAGCAGTATGCTAATCAAGAAGACTCTACTCCTGTAGAGCCCGAGACACCAGCTGTGCCAGAAGAGCCCGCGATTACTTCAGATTCTCCTCAACTACGTATTCAAGAACAAGTTAAGGAAGAATCTTCGGCTATTGAGGCTTCTAATATTGGAGTAAACCAAGAAACATATGAGGCTTGGGCTATGGAAATGGCAGCTACGGGTAGTATTTCAAACGAAACTAGAACTGAGATTCGAAGTAAAACAGGTTTCTCAGATAAGATGATTGATGATTATGTGTCTGGTCAGAAGGCTAGGCTACGAGAAAACTTTTCTAAAGCTTCCAATGTTGTTGGGGGACAGGAAAAGTTACAACATATATTCGACTGGGCTGGTAAGAATCTTAGCTCAGAAGATCAACAAATGATAAACATAGGACTTGCGTCCCCATCATACGAGGTGACCCTAAGAGGATTATCGTCTATGTATGACCAAGCTGTTACTTCTGCAAAGGCCTCAGAGCCAGCTAAGAATCAGAATCTCGCCACTGTTCCGGCAAGTGAGACTGGTATTCGGCCTTATGGATCTAAGTCAGAATTCAATCAAGAACGCAACAATCCTAAGTTTACTAGAGAAGGTCAGTTTAGAAGGATGGTTGAAGATAGAATGTCTATAACCGACTGGAATAACTTACCTCAATTCTAGGGCAGGACGGACCCTAAGACAGTTATCTAAATTGATCACGCCCCTCTTTGGATAAAGAGACAAGGTAATATCAGACTTGAGTAACAGTCGCCAAGTAAAAGACTCCAAAAGGAACAATCTAAAGCTAGGTTTAAATCCGATTTAACTAATAGTTTTAAATTTCTTTAAGGAGAAATATTATGAGTGCAGCAAGTAGTTTAGCTGTTGGACATCTTCCATATCGGGATAGTCTCACAGCCGCAACAAGTGGCGCTAATGCCGCTAATACAGGTAAGCTTTGGCTACCTATCTGGGCGGGAGAAATCATCCACGCCTATGATGAATATAATATGTTTGAACCCCTCGTCAACTCACGTACTATCGCAAGTGGTACGACAATTGAGTTCCCAATCACGGGTACCGTTGACCTGAATCCCTCATGGGATGCTGGTGAAGAGTTGGTTGGTGGTGCAGACTCAACCGCAACTACGTTCCAAGTTCGTCTCGATAAGCGACCAATGGCCGCTCACTTCGAGATTGATAACGTGGACCTTATGTTGACTCAGTGGGAATTCCGTAGTGAACTTGCTCGTCAAGCTGCTATGACTTTATCCAACACGAGAGATAAGCAGCTCTATTCTTATCTTTGCCGTGCTGCGGTTACAAGTCAGACTACGTTAGATGCTTCCCATGTACGAGGTAACATGAATCTCGATACCGCTTTGTATGGCGAAACTGCGACAAGTACTCGTAAGCTTCGTGAGTGGGGCGCTACGGGTGCAGACGCTGATGATCGTTCAACGGGTGCTTTGTCAGCTCTTGAAGCTGTTGAGAAGTACATTGTATTCTTACAAGAGAATAACATACCCTATGATCAGCTGTATATGGCTATTAGCCCGCAGTGCTTCATGGATATCCGTTCTCTTGGCGTGGCTCGTGTGGCTGCGGATATGGATACGGGAGGCCGTCAGGCTTACTTTGGTGGTAATACCGATGGTGGCAATGCTACTGGTCTTGGTGACCATTATACCAACGGTTATCGTCAGATCCATGACTCACTTGAGTACATGGGCTGTACGATTGTTAAGACGAACCATGGTTCGGATCAGCTTCGTAATACCGATGGTGGTAATACGCTTGGTGAAGACAAGTATAATCTTGACTTCGCTGCTGACCTTGCAGGTTCAGATACGACTGGGCTTATTAACGGCGTTCGTGCTGTTATGTGGACCCCAGAAGCTATCGCTGGTATTCGTTTGCAAGGCTTGAAGGTTGATACGATTGATGATGTCCGTCGTAATACAACTTTCTCGGTCGCTTCGATGATGAGTGGCACGGGCGTTCTGCGTCCCGAGTGTGCTGCGATTATTCATACTCGTCTCGGTCATTCAGGCAGTGACTATGATACACGCGCTGAAATGAATACCCAGATGAAGGTTGATGCTGACGGTTACGTCGATTCTACTGGAACTGGTGTCTGATCGTAACTAGCGTAGTATTCTACTACGTTGTACGAACCCCTCTCCTAGGC